TTTTATTTCAACACTTTTAAAAGACGGTCCAAGTTGGATATTCCTTCTTTGTCCTTCGTTTTGCGCGTTTTTCTACCTTTTTTTTTCTTGGACTTTTCTTTGGTTGTATCATCGTTAGTCTTCTCGACATTCGGTTTATCTTTTTCCAAAGGAACATATTTCAAGAATGCTTCTTCGTATTCACGAGTTCCACGTTTTCCGCGTAACTCATCGTATTTGGTGGATTTTTTTGCGCGAATGCTCTCCATAGTTTCTTGGACACCAATACATTTTGGAACAAAACGTTTCAATAATCCGCGTTGAGAAAGACGATTCTTCTGTTCCACTTCAAACAAATATTTGGCCATGCATAAGATGCGATCCTTGTAATAATAATCGGCATTTGCGTATAAAAAGGCCAAATAGAAACTCATGGTTGTATCTATGGTAGCAACATTGATTTCCTGACGACCAATTTTGATGGTATTGTAATTATGACATGCAATGGGTTTGTAAATAAACGCCAGTAATTCTTGGTTATATCGAATTTCAACGTGTTCGGGTATAATTTCACCAATCGCATCATGATGAATGGTCTTAATATTTTTGAATCCAGCGTCTTCTAAACGTTCTTCGACAATGGTCGCACTACGTTGTGGATCTTCAGACAAAACATCAAAATCGGGAATTTTTTCGAGCATTTTCTTGGTTTTCTTGGGCATATAGCGAGAATATAGACTACTGGCGTATCCGCCAAAGAAAACGACACCCAATTCAATCAAAGAATCACGTACGACTAAATAGAGTTTTTCGGATTCATCATTACCGTCTTCCATTTTGCGCTGGAAATCAACGGTTTCGCAATCATAATTCACTTTCATTGGATGAAACTCGTTTAATAACGTCATACGTTTGAGTACCTTTTCCCAGCGACTGGTGTCTCCTGCGGGTCTAGACAATTCTAAATACATACTCATACGAAGGAAATTGGGGGGTGCATATTTGATACCTGCGACAGAAATGGCTTCCTTGGACAAGGCATCAAACAAATCTTTATGAATATACGTAATATCGGCCATAGGAATGAAATTCACAAAGACCTTGTAAGTACCTTCATGAACACCCGATTTTGCCTCCACGTCTAAATAACCAGCCTTGTAAAACACATCGGCCAATTCTTTGGCGTCGTCAAGAGCATTTGCGGAAAAAAAATCGTAATCGGGTACTTCAACATCTCGATCATAAAACTGCGCATATTTGGGCAAAATGTTATTAATCGCAGTCCCGCCATAGCAAACTAGTTTTTTACGCATTAAAAAATCCTCGACTATTTTGATCATGCCTCGTATCGCATCGCTTGTTGCTAATTTATTCCCTAAAATCTTTACATTCTCATCGACGGCATGACGTAAAATGGCCAATTCACAATCTTGGAAAGTCATTTGATCTGTACATTCATCGGGTGTAAATTTGCGTTTTTGTGTTCTGTTGTTTTTCTTGGGCATAATCGAAGAAACTTACTTATATTATACAAGTAAAAAAGTATGAAAATTATACATCATATAGAATGAAATAATTAGGATGCAAAATCAACCGCGTCCTTCAATGGTATAAATGCAGTGTGATATTGCTTAAATAATTCTTCATAAATAGTTAAATTACGGTTATTTTCATAAAAAGCTTGAGCAACCAATTGGGCGCCATAATTCTTGATCAAATACAAACTATCTGAATTGGAAACATTGTTAAAAAATCCAATATTGGGTAGTACAATACGCATTAAATAAACATCGGGTTCAGGAGGGTTAATGGATTGAAATAATAGCTCATCTTCTCTATAAATACGGAAATTTTGCGTTCCACTATTTGCGTTAATGTAATTAGAGAGAGCGGTGCATGTAGATGGATCGGTCTTACCACACGTCCCGTATTTTTCATAGCCAGGTGAGGATGATTGATCTACAATGATAATCACTTTACCTTGAAGCAACTCCAATTGCGTGTCCAGATCTACCGGAATCGCTTTCCCATTATCATCCACATACATTTTCGGTCCAAGTGATCCTTGAATGGTATCACTCACGGCAGAAAAAGCGCTTGGTAAATTGGATTTGATACGTAAATGAATAAAAAGAGGATCTTTTGGATTGGGCGCACTATCATTGAATGCATTGGACATAATTGTAGAACACACACCGCCTAAAGAAACTGCAGGAGCATCAGACGTAAAATTATTAAACGGTCCATTTTTGTCGGTAGATGTGGAATAGGCAACAATGGGAGTATTGTCTTTCATAAACACTTCAAAATCCAAGAAACGACATCCTCTCATAATTACATATTTTACCATATCGCGATTTACAAATCCACCTGTATATGCACTGTTAAATGACGATTTAATACAGAAATTACGAAGAGCATTATTATTGGATGGTTCGAATCGTGCATTGCTTATCCCAGTTCCGGTTCCAGATATGGAATCTTCGATTTTGTTTAATTGAGCCATTTGTGCATCATTTGGAGTATCCACATAAGGAGGATTATATACAGACGTTTCACTTTGACGTTTCCGAATCATATTGTAAAGGATATATACAATAATAAACGTAGTCATAAATAAGAAAACATAGTGAATCAATTCCGCCATTTATACTAAGGATAGAGATTTCCAATCCATTTTATTCTATTTATGGAAATCGAATTAGAAAAACAAAAATATACTCATTAGTATATATTTAACAATGCCTGGAGGATTATTGAACATAGTATCTACTGGTAGTGCAAATTTAATATTAACAGGAAATCCAACCAAGACGTTTTTTAAAGTAATTTATTCAAAATACACAAATTTTGGGTTACAGAAATTTCGTTTAGATTTCGATGGAATGCGCGATCTTCGTATCACTGAACCGTCTAAATACACTTTTAAAGTAAAGCGTTATGGCGATTTGCTAATGGATACATATTTGGTCGTTAATTTACCCGATATCTGGAGTCCAATTTGGTCACCTTCCGAACAGACTGGTTATCAGTATTCACCTTATGATTTTAAGTGGATTGATAATATTGGTACCCAATTAATCCAAGAAATCGAAATAACAAGCGGTTCGGTTTTATTGCAAAAATATTCGGGTCAATATTTGACGGCCATGATTAACCGTGATTTTAATGCAGACAAAAAAGCATTGATCGACGCCATGTCCGGAAATGTTCCTGAATTGACTAATCCTGGGAACAACCCGGCTCGCACTTCCACATTTCCATATCAAACAAATACGTATCCATCTGCTCAATATACTACTAGTAATGCTGGATCCGAACCATCCATTAGAGGTCGAACATTATATATTCCATTGAATACTTGGTTTTCTTTGGATAGTCGATGTGCATTCCCATTGATTGCACTTCAATACAACGAATTAATTGTAAATGTGACTTTGAGACCAATTCAACAATTATTCCAGGTGCGCGACGTATTCAATTCGGCAGATGGGTTTCCTTATGTACAACCCAATTTCAATGAAAATAAATTCCAGATGTATCGCTTTTTGCAAACTCCGCCATCAACAGATTTATCGAGTGTAAATTATGAAAATAAGTCGTTGATATGGAATGCAGATGTGCATTTATTATCTACATATTGCTTTTTATCTCCAGAAGAACAAGAGTTATTCGCAGCACAGGATCAGGTTTATTTAGTCAAAGATGTATTTGAATATGATTTCTTGAATGTGGTCGGTTCAAAACGGGTCAAGTTGGATACTTCATCTGGAATGGTCGCAAATTGGATGTGGTATTTTCAACGTAATGATGTATTTTTAAGAAACGAATGGTCTAATTTTACGAATTGGCCTTACAAAACAATTCCCTCCAACATTGTACTAGATCCGGTAAGTGGTCTTTATATTACTGGAAATTACAGTGCATCCAATCAGAAACACATTTTAGAGACATTCGGCATTCTTTTGTCTGGTGAATATCGTGAATTCCCTCAGCCGCGTGGTGTATATGATTATGTTGAAAAGTATGTACGAACACAAGGATTTGCAAAAGAAGGTCTCTATTGTTATAATTTTTGTTTAAACACAACACCATTTGAATATCAACCTTCTGGTGCGATAAATACATCGCGTTTTAAAACAGTAGATTTAGAATTTACAACCTATCAACCTCCAATTGATGAACAAGGTTCCAATTTAGAAATCGCGTGCGATGTACAAGGAAACCCTATTTCAATTACACAAAAACCCGCATGGGCATTATATGAACATAACTATAATATGCATGTGTTTGAAGAGAGGTATAATGTACTCTCTTTTATCGGAGGTAATTGTGGAATGATGTATGCGCGATAATTGGAGAGCGTGTTATTTCTCTTATTCTATTATAGTTCAATAGAATAAAAGAAAAATATGGAAGATACACAATGGACCCGAAAAAAACCACATAAACGAAAGCAACCTAAAAAGGTAAATGAATTACACAAGATGGTCGGTTTTTTTGATGATTTGTTTGAAGATAAGAAGGAAGGATTTACTGCACCTGCACCTGCGGCATCATTGGATTCTGAAGCAGCATCATTACAAGAAAACATAGACACCAAGTTAGATAATGCAGAGAGTGGTAAAGATAGTGAAGTAAAAACGGTCGATACGGAAATAAATAGTTTAAAAGCAGATATATCAAACATTTTATCAGATGTAGAACAATTGAATTCAATTGGATCAGAAAAAAGTTCCATTAGTGGAAATCTGAATACTCCTGCACCGGGAACGAGTCAAACTCTAAAATATTTAAATGCATCGAGTGTAACGACTGGAGCGAATACATCTGTATCAGAAATAGCTTCGCTTATACAGAGGACTGTTCAAAAATTGGTTAGTTACTTAATTTTGGCTAAAAAATCGGTCGAATTATTCATATTGGAATTAAATAGTAATATTACTACAGTTATTACGAAGATGTCGAATGCTTTAACGCAGAATACTGCAACGGATGCAGAAATACAAACATTCCAAGACCAGACACAAAAATTTATATCGATTATGACGGTTTGGATGTTTGTATATAATTGGTACTACGTGTTTTTCTATTTAGAACCACAAGATGGAATCCGTCACACGTTTAACCCACAAGCATTGCAAGATTATAGTGAATTTTTATATGGTGCATTTGGACCCAGTGCGAAAGTAGTTGAAAAATTTAATGCTGGTCTAATATGGATGAGTGATTATGTAAAGTATCCACATATCCCTTTTACAACAATAAAAGGGACAACACCCAATGCGCTTATTTATATAATATTATTTTGCATATTCACAATTTTGGTCTCTTCCGATTTTCAATCAACGTTAATTATTGATTTTTTTAACGCATTGAGACATACGTCGGGTGTTTCAGTTCTTTATTTATTGGTACTTATCGGTATATCAATATTCGGTGCGAAATATTTTTTCTTCGATTCCGGCAGTGAAAAAATGTTATATTTACCCTATTTTATGGGGATCCCGTTATACTTTATTGTATTATACATGTATGTGATTTGGACTTCTCAGGTAAGTGTTCCACTTGGAATGATATTTATTTGTGGATATTTGGTTATGAACTGTTTCTTTTCTGTGTTTTACTATGAAGGATTTAATGCTATGAATATTTTCACAGGTATTTCGAACAATATTGCTCCAATTGGTCCAGATTTAAATGCAGGAGATGTGTGTATTGACTACGAATCACCTTCTTGGTATATGTATTTACGATCATACCCATTAGTTATATGGCATTACAGTAAGATTATAATTAATTATATGACTGCATACATGTTTGAATTCATAGTTATTCTGTTATTGCTTAGTGGGATTGGTACATACAGTGCTACCTTACAAAGTGCTATTCAAGGAAAGGTTGGTATGGGTGCATTTAATCCATCGTCAATAAAACAAGCGTTTAAACAACTTTTTACATGGCTAATTTTGATCAATATTATTATAATTATTTTGATCGTGATGTTTGCTGTTAAGAAATATCGTCAAATACAATCATTAACCCCAAGTGTAAGCAAAGGAACTAAGAAAGTGAATATGGATATGTTTTATAATAGTGGTGGAGGAATGGGAGAATCGGTAATGGGTGCAGACCCTGAAATGAGGGGAACGGGAGAACCTGAAATGGGGGGAACAGGAGACCCTGAAATGAGAGGAATACGATTGGAAGAACCTAGTAAAATATTAGCAGCCGGAGGAGGATCATAACATAAAACACTGTTTAATGATAGAAGAGAGCTATAATATAAATTCAAATGAAACCATCTAAATAATATTTTGCAAAACAAAATATTATGAGTAAAAAGAAATCAAAGATTAACAAGTCATTACCATTTGTGAGTATATGCACACCAACATTTAATCGAAGACCTTTTATTAAAACTATGTTAGCTTGTTTTCGCAACCAAACATATCCAATTGATCTCATGGAATGGATTATTGTAGATGACGGCACCGACAAAATAGATGATCTAATTATTCAAGCCAACATACCACAAATCCAATATTTCGCATTGGACGCAAAAATGGCGCTGGGTGAAAAACGCAATTATATGCATCATCATACAAAAGGTGAAATTATTGTTTATATGGATGATGATGATTATTATCCACCAGAGCGCGTATCCCATGCAGTGGAAACGCTTTTACAAAACCCAACCAAAGAAATAGCTGGTTCAAGTCAAATATTTATTTATTACAAACATGATCTACATTGTATGTATCAATGTGGGCCGTATGGCGTTGCTGGGCCCACGGA